CAAGATGCAACTAGTTCAACTTTTGGACAATACATGAATGAAACAATTCAATACACAGGTAACAATACAGGCACAGGAGTTTTATCTGGATTAACAAGAGGAACGGCTGCTCCTTTTAGAGGAATTACTTTTTCTAATACTACAGCAACAACTCACGCAAATGGAGCAAAAGTTTTTGGATCCTATTTAGCGACAGCAATTGCAACTACTGTAGAAGTTGGTCCTACATTACCGAACGGAACACAAGCAACAGAACAACAATTTAATTCTATAACAGTGCCTTTAGTATCTAATGCTGGAAGCACGGCAACAGGAGGCGGTTTTCAGTGTACAATTGGACCCGTTAATGATAGAGGTTAGTTATGGCAGGATATACATATTCAGAACTAACAACAGATATTAGAAATTACACAGAAGTAGATGCTAATGTATTTACTGCTGCTGTTATAAATAGATTTTTAGAAAATGCAGAACATAGAATTAATTTAGACTGTCCTATGGATTCTGACAGATTTCAAGATAAAGCACAATTTGCACAAAATAGTTCTTCAATTACAATGCCAACAAAATTATTATTTGTAAGGGGAATACAAGTTTTTAATTCTACAACTGCTACTACAGACCAAGGTTTTTGGTTGGAAAGAAGAGATCAAACTTTTATATCTGAATATGTTGGAGAAGCAACAGGTCCTTCTGGTGGTTCTACAGGTCAAAATGTTAAAGGATTACCTAAATATTATTCTATGTTTGGTGGTGCTACAACAGGTATAAACACAGCTACATCAGGTGCTATATATGTAGCTCCTACACCAGATCAAAACTATCAATATATTATACACTATAATGCAATGCCAGGGGGTTTAGAGGATAATACTGGAGGAACATACATAAGTAATTACTTTCCACAAGGTCTATTATATGCATGTTTAGTAGAAGCATTTATGTTTTTAAAAGGTCCAACAGACATGTTGACATTATATGAAAATAGATATAAAACTGAACTACAAAAGTTTGCAGCGATGCAACTTGGAAGACGAAGAAGAGACGATTACACGGATGGTACAATAAGAATTCCAATCGAGTCAGCGCCTCAATAAAATTAGGAGAAAAACATTATGGCAATAACATCAGCAGTATGTAATAGTTTTAAAACGGAAGTTTTACAGGCTCTACATAATTTTACAGCATCGTCTGGAAACACATTTAAACTAGCTCTATACACAAGTAGTGCTACTTTAAATAAATCGACAACAGCGTACAGTTCATCAAACGAAATATCAAACACATCAGGTTCAGCTTATTCTGCAGGTGGTTCAGCACTTACAAGTGTAACTCCAGCTTTATCAACTGACACTGCATGTTGTGATTTTGCAGATCTTAGTTTTACTTCTGCTTCATTTACAGCAAACGGTTGTTTAATTTATAATGATACAAACGCTGATAGAGCAGTTTGTGCAATTGCATTTGGTGGAGATAAAACTGTATCAAGTGGAACTTTTACAATTCAATTTCCAGCAGCAGACGCAGATAACGCAATCCTTCGTATAGCATAAGGAGTAACTCCTTATGGCTACAACTTGGAGCGCAGGGGTCTGGGGGCAGAACGAATGGGGCGATCAAGGTCCTATTGTATTTGAAATACCATCACCTCCTGTTGCAACTTCAAGTGTAGGAAGTGTTACAGCAGCTCAAATTATTCCAGTAGACGTAACAGGACTTTCCACTACATCTTCAGTAGGTTCTCCAAATCTAGATTTAACATCTGTAGCATCTCTAACAGGAGTTAGTACAACATCTAGTGTTGGGTCTGTTACAGCATCTAATTTTGATGGTTGGGGCAGACAAACATGGGGTAACTCTGGTTGGGGAGTAGAATATTCTGTTGAACTATCTGGTCTTGGTTTAACCTCAAGTGTTGGTACTGTAGACGCAAAAGACATACTTGATGTTTCTTTAACAGGACTTAGCACTACTTCTTCATTAGGATCAATAACCACTACTCAACTTACAATCGCAGATTTAACAGGATTACAATTAACTTCTGAATTAGGAAGTTTTGATAATGCTGGTACATTAGTTGGTTGGGGTAGAAATGGTTGGGGTGAAGAACCTTACGGAGACTCATTTAATAAATTAGAACAACCAGCAGGATTAAGTGCAACATCTAGTGTTGGTTCTTTAAGTTTAGATTTAACATCGGTAATATCTCCTACAGGAGTTAGTGCAACAACTAGTATTGGTTCTTTAAGTTTCGTTATAGATTCTACACCTGTTATAACAGGTGTTAGTGCAACTTCGTCTGTAGGATCAATATCTCCTACAGAAATGGTTATGGGACTTACTGGATTAAGTACAACATCTAGTGTAGGAAATATTTCTCCAGCTGATGTTGTGGGAGTTACTGGATTAAGTACAACATCTAGTATAGGAAATGTAGAAGTAACAAGAACTGAAATTGAAGTTCCTACAGGACAATCTTTAACAAGTAGTGTGGGATCTCTTACACTAGAAATAGGAGTTCCGTTAACAGGGGTGTCATCAACTGCAAGTACGGGATCTATTACACCTGCAGATGTTATGGGATTAACTGGTTTAGAACTTCAATCTACTGTCAATAACACAGGAATAGCTTTTCCAGGGGTTTATGAAAGATTAACACCTACCGTAAGCACTGGTTATACAAGGCTAACACCATCATAATTATGTTTGACTTAAAGATAAATAACTAATATAAATAACAAAAATAAGGAATATAAATAATGGCATCATCATATTCATCAGATCTTAAACTAGAACTTATGGCTACTGGCGAAAACGCTGGTACATGGGGCACAAAAACAAACAATAATTTAAACCTTGTTCAACAATCTGTTGCAGGTTTTCAAGCAATAGACGTTGCATCTGGAGATGTTACACTTGCAATGACTGATGCAACTATTTCTAATGCAAGAAATATGACCTTAAAGTTTACTGGAACTTTAGCTGCAAACAGAACAGTAAATTTTCCAGCAAGTATAGAAAAAGTATTTAATATAATAGATGGAACTAATCACGCAGGTTATACTTTAACTTTTAAAGTTACAAGTGCTTCAGGTTTCTTATTATGTGAGGGTAATAATTACATCTGCCACTCAGATGGAACTAATATGATTAAAGATCATGAAACTAGAAATTGGAGAACTATAACTGCAGCAGAAACAGTTCAAGCAGGTGCTCAACTTTTTTGTGATACAAATGGCGGAGCATATACGGTTACACTTCCAGCCTCACCATCCAATGGTGATACTGTAAATTTTGTAGACTCAAGATATACATTTGATTCTAACGCATTGACTATTGGAAGAAACAGTTCTAAAATAGCAAACACATCCGCTGACTTAGTAGTTAATACTGAGGGTGCAGCGTTTGGATTAGTTTATTCTGGTTCAGATGTGGGATGGACATACACGGAGAAATAATATGGCAAATTACGAAGCAACAAAATACAATTTTTCAGGATCAGATCTTACTGGTATCGAAGGTACGGCTACAGGAACTATTTTACCTTGGTCTTCTGGATCAGTACCAACAGGATTTTTAGAATGTGATGGCGCAGCAGTTTCAAGAACTACTTACTCAACATTATTTGGAGTTATAAGCACAACTTACGGCTCGGGTGATGGTTCATCAACTTTTAATTTACCAAACTTAGCAGACAATGTTCCAATGGGTAAATCTGGAACTAAAGCTTTAGCCTCAACTGGTGGAGCTAACACTGTACCAGTAACAGCAGCAGGAAATATTTCTGGTTCAACAGCTAACGCAACTTTATCAACACCACAACTTGCTTCTCACAGTCACCCAGTTAACCCTGGTATGAGAAACCCAGGTTCTAACTCACCTAACGCTCAAGGTATTACTAACGTACAAGCACAAGGTTCAAGTCCTTTTTCTTATACTGCAGGTAGCACTGGTTCAGGTGGTGGTCACTCACATAACATGAGTGCAACTTTTTCGGGTACAGCAGTTAACCCATCAGTATTACAACCTTATTTAACATTACTTTATATTATTAAGACTTAGGAGAAATTATGGCAACTAACGCAAACTGGACAGTAGTATTTGAAGACAAAGCAATATTAAATCATTCTGTAAAAAATGACGGTGGTCATTCTGTAGGATATGTTATAGTAGATGATGCTTTTTGGAGTGATGCTAAATGGTCAAATATTTGGGCTATTCAATATATAGACGATAATTTAGATCATAACGACACCGTAGAATATAGAGATGATACTCCACACGCAACATGGTCTGAAGCAGGACTAGGTGATTTTAACTCTCAATTTATTTCAAAATGGGATGCTGCTCATTTAACTCAATTACAATCTGATTGGGACAATGATAATCAATTTGATGATGAAGG